TGATTTTCTATTAATTTATTAAGTATTTCTTCATCACTCTTGCCGGATTGCTTGCTGTCGGAAGGCTGAATTAATTTATCAATAGCAAATACAACTTTATTATGAAACGACATTTCTCTTTCGGGAGAATAACTTAATAAACCACTTTCAATAATTGTCTGTTTTAGACTCCTTAATTCAGCTTCAATTGCATTGGTATCGTCTTCCTTCTCTAATTCGGCTATCTCTGATTCAAGTTGTCTGATTTTATCATATTTAGATTGACTATTAGTTCTAAAATGAATTGAATAAAAGTTAATCAATTCGTCTTTCTTCTTTTCACGTTCTGTTTTCATAGCTATTTATCTTTTATTTAGTTATCACTGAAATGTCCTAAGTCTGTAACCTCTTCATCACTCATAGGTTTTCCACATCCTTCACATTGCACAATACCAAATCTTGTAATTGTAGTTTCATGGTGACATTGTTGAACAAATTCTTTATAAAGGCTTTCTATGAGATCAATTTCACTCCATGTAAATATTGCCTTACTCGTTAGAAATTCTCTGAATGTTTCTTTCATCTTACTTATCTTTTAAAATTCATGTATTTTGTTCACTAAAATCAATAAAATTACTTTCATAACCTATAATAGTCTCTTTTTTATAATACAACATTTTGGTATTGTTATTGTACCATTAAATTGCTGATTGTATCCATTAGTATTTTGCCCTAATGACATTGCTAATCGTATCATTGTTTTATTCTCGTAAATCAAATAACCGATTGTCGTTATAATCATAGGATAAACGTTTTTTCTTTCTTTATAAAATGTCCATCCATCATCTGACTGTGAATCATGCCATTTAATTTTATAAATATCTTTTTTCATTATTTTCTTTAATATTTATTAATACAATGTTTCCGATCAATAACAGAAATATATCTTAACTTTTTGTCTTCTGGTTTAGCGTAATATTGTCTTACGTATGAAACCCAATTATGTCCACAAATAGCACAAGTATGATTTATTGTTAAAATCCAATAATATTTCCCTTTCATCTCTTTATCTTTATAATTCATAACCTCCAAACTCTTTCAAATAATGCTTAATGCTTGTGCCATTAACATCTTTCTTATTGACCGCTCCCATAGTAAGAAGGAACTTCTTTACACTTCCTGTTCCGCCCAGATGACTTGCCGCTAACAATCCTGATTTAGTTATCTCAACCCCTTTTATCGTTTGTCCGACATAAAAGAAATAGTCTTTTAACGCTATTTCGTTCGATTTAAGCAAAGCAAGTAATATTTGATACTGTAACTCTTCCGGGAAGAGATCGGGGTTCTGACGAAAGGACTGAGGCGTTATATAGCCATATCCAAAGTGCCTTAATGTTCCGGGTGCTATTTGCCAGGTACCCATGCATCCGATCTGATTAATTGCCTTCCACTGATTATTAGATTCTTTTAAACCTAAATGATCTGTGAATAGTTCCATCTGTTCATAGTGACAGACCTGTCGTACTCTCTCAATGTAAAAGCACTCTGTATTAGGTGCTGATACGTTGAGGCTGAATAATAGGATTATAATTGTTATTGCCATTTTTTTCACTTCTCCGATTTTGATTAATACTAAAACTTTCTATTGCTTTAAATATTTCATAAGCGACTTGGGGGACTATTGCGTTTCCATAGGCCTTTATTGATTCTTTTCTCCATTTTGAAAAGGTAATTCCGTCCAGTTTTTTGGATAACCCATTGTCTCTGCATAGCATCCCGGTACTTCGCTTTCCTTTATTCCATTGTGAAGCAAGAGTTCCTGTAAACTTAATTGGTGTCTCTTTAAATATTCTGTCGATTTGTCTAAGTTTACAATTGCTCTTTTGTAATCGCCTGTCATTGGTGTAGGCAATAAAGAAACACCTATCCCTTTTATGATCAGCATTGACGGATAAAGCTGGCAATATAATCGGGAATACTTCGTACCCCTGAGCTTCCAAATCAGTTTGCACTTCGTGGAATACCAACCCCCCTGACCAATTAATAATGCCAGGAACGTTTTCCCCCACAACCCAACTCGGTTGAATCTCTCTAATTGTTCTAAGCATTTCCGGCCAGAGGTGTCTCTCATCTTCTTTGCCTTTTCGCCTTCCTGCCGTTGAGTAAGGTTGACAAGGAAATCCTCCTGTAATAATGTCGATTGTTCCTCTCCAAATAGTGAAGTCAGTTTTTGTAATGTCTCCATAACTTATTGCATTAGGCCAGTAATATTTTAATATCTTTTGTCCAAATTCATTCCACTCACAATGAAACACATTCTCCCATCCCATCCATTGAGCTGCCAAATCGAATCCGCCAATTCCGCTAAATAAACTTGCGTGTTTCATTTCACAAAGTTAAACTATTTTTACAATTCAGTTTTTACACTCAAATCTCTTAACGTCCTTCACACGCTCACAGTAGAACTTGACCCAAAAGCGATTACTTAACACAACGGTTTTTTCTTTGTTCTTGTACTGAAGATTAGCCAGCTGTTCTAACTGGTTCCAGAGATATTGATAGTTCTCAGGCGTAACGGCACGTTTTGTTATCTCATCCTGAATATAATCATACTTCAGTTTGTAGAAGCGTTCATTGCCTCGTTTGATGCGCTTGCAATCTTTCCGCCATTGGTAAATAAAATAAATTGCTGCTCCGATAAACCAAAGGAGAGCAGTAAATAATACGAATGATGCTAAATAGATAATTGTTTTCATAGGTTTTTATTTTAAGTTTAGAAACTGTGTTCTCGATAACCCGAATAAGCTCTTATTGTAACTGCCTCCCCTTTGCGCATATAAGGATTTGGAGGGAAGAAACGATAATTGACGAAATAAACAAATCGGCGAATAGGTTTATCAGCATAATAGTCATTTTCTGCCCAAGCTGAATCAATGTACCAAGGCTGATTTATTAACTGCGATACTGGAATGCCAATATGCTTTTCATAGTTTAAAATGTCTGTCCTTATGTTATTGATCTCATCCCGATAATCAGAATAAAGTTTTATTTGATTTTTAACTGTCTTATCAGCATGAATAATTGTCGCATGATCTTTGGTTTTGCCATTTCTCCCTGCAAACATTCTCCCAATGTCAACAAGTATCATTTGTCTATTAAATTCCTTAATAAAAAACATTGATACCTGCCGGGCCTTAACGATTTCCTTTTTCCTGCTGGCTGTATTTTGTACTGCCAGAATGTCAACATCGTAATATTCACATACGATCTTAATAATGTCCTGCTCTGTTATTCTCATAGCTTAATATAGTTTAAATTCCTTGTACTTCTCATAAAAAGCGATTCGCCCTATTTCAGACAATTCTTCCATATATTCATTAACTTCATCATACTGATCTTCGTTACCATAAAGATCATCAGAATATCTAATCATATCACCGAAATATCCCTTTACAAACATTTTACTTGCAATCCAAATTAAATCTGACTTTTCTAATTTTTTCATTTCCTTTTCATATTTTTAAGTTTGTAAATCAACTCTCTGATTATCGCTCTCTCAAGTTTGCGCTTCAGCTTGATTAGCTTACTTGTTTTCATAATTCCTTATTTGCTAATTCCAGTAATATATCAGTATGACATTTTTCAGATAATTTACACCAACAAGATAAATTTGCACCTTTTAACTTATGTATATTTGTAGATATCCAATAAAAGTATTTAAATACTTCTGATCCAAATAAATTATCATATTTATGACAATAAGCGTAACCCATTGCATTATTTAAAATACACTCTTTATACATTTCAACAGATTTCTCTTGTGTTATCTCTTTTGTAACCTTAAATGGATTGCCCCATTTCGAAGGTCTCCCAACATATATTGTATTTTCCGGCATCTTCCAGCCTTTTGTCCGTTTTCTCTGTATTCTTTTTGGAATAACTGGCTTACTTGTTTTCATACGTAACCTCTTTTGCAAGCCTCCAAGCATGTTTAACAAAACTGTAATATGTTGGATGCATTTTATTCTTTTTATACTTCAATTGCAATAAAATAAAAAATATTTTAATTGTTTTCATAGCTTAACTCCTCTCCGGTTAATGCAAAATAAAGGTTTTGTAATTGGTGAACGTATTTAATTTCACAAGAAATAAAATCAAATCTATTATTATCTCTTTCATCTGCTGCATCTGTATATGAATGATAAAACCCCCAATCCTCTCTAAATCCAGCATATGCAAAGGAATATTTATAATCACTAATCCACATGCTAAAATAATTACCATGATGTTTAGATGGTTTTTTCTTTTCTTTCTTAAACCCAGACTTCAATAGCCATTTTTCGGTGAGGGGAATAGGTTCTAATATTAAATCTTTCCCTGATTCAAAATAATGTATAGTTATTGCCTCTATTTGATACTCTCCATTTTCTTCAGGAAATGGAGATTTAACTATCTTACACCAATTTCCAATTCTTAATTCTGTTGCTTTCATAGCTTCCTGTAATAACTGTCAATTATACTCAAACATTCAAAATTAATCTCGCCACGCTCTCTTAATAGCCGCATCTTACGTATTGCCGAATCTTCAAACATCGAAGGACGACCTGTCAACCTCCGGGCTTTAACTGCCAAATGCGAGCCGTAAAACTTCTTTGGTAGCTCGTTGTAAGCAATCCGAACAGCATCTATAACTGTCATCGTGCCTCGCTTTCTGAAATATCTCTGCTGTAATGGTGTCATAATTCTATTTTAATATGGTGCATCTTGTATTGGTGCTTTCTCTAATTCTGTATCTTTTATAACTGTCAAAGATTCGTTATGATATAACGGCAAAGTAACGCAAGCCCCGTTCCTGTTTTTAGCAATATCCAAGATCATTAATCCATCCGAGCTAACGTCATCCCCATTTATGTTTGCTGTTCTCATCTTGTAATATGCTGGCCGGTGAATAAATGCAACTATGTCAGCATCCTGCTCAATAGACCCCGATTCTCGCAAATCAGATAAAAATGGCTTTCTGTCGGCTCGCTTCTCAACATCCCTATTTAACTGAGAAAGGGCAATAACAGGAATATTAAAATCTTTTGCAATAGCTTTTAGCCCTTGTGATATTTTAGATATTTCCTGTTCCCGGTTCCCGGCTTCCGATTTCATTAACTGAAGATAGTCAATAACAATAATCTTAATCCCGTATTTAACTATCATCTTCTTAACTTTCGATCTTAACTCAAGTAGTTTCAAAGCCGGGGTGTCATCAATATATATTGGCAGGTTAGCTATTTGATTTGATTGAATACCCAATTCCACTAAATCAACTTTACCTATTCTTAACTCCATATTAGTTCGTCCTGATACTGACGAAAGGTACCGGCCTGTTAATTGTCTTTCTGACATTTCCAGTGAGAATAAGCCAACTGGATAATTAAGTTCTGCTGCCCCTCTTGTTAGTGCAAGTGCAAAGGCTGTCTTGCCCATTGAGGGCCGGCCGGCAATAATTATTAAATCCTGTTCCTGCCACCCTCCGGTAATTCTGTCTATATTCGTAAATCCGGAAGCAACCCCGGAAAGTTTCTTTTCTCTGTTTATTATCTTTTCAATCTCGATAAGATATTCATCAATACATTTATCAATTCTTTTTGGCTCCTTGTTTTGCGTAAAGTTTGATATTTTTAAAATAGTCGATTCAGCATATTCCACCACGTCAGAAAGATCCTCAATGTATGCTATGTTAGCAAGCTCATATCCTGATCTTATGTATTCCCTTAATATATATTTTTCCCGGACAATAAAAACATGATTCATTAAATAAGCATCGGAGACAACCTTCATAGTTCTTTTTGTCACCCCGATAATTCCCCCGAAATTATCTAATTGCCCTTTTACTCGTAAATAGTCACAAACAGAAACAAGGTCAGACGAACCGCTTTTTTTGGCAACCTCATAAATTGCTGTATATAATTGCTTATTAGATTCGATGTAAAACATATCCGGTGTTAATATTGATATTATCTCATTAACCGAATCGGGATTAATCAAACAGGTTCCTATTATTGCCTGTTCCGCCTCAAGTGCTTGTGGTAATTGTTTGTCGTTCATTTTACATTACTTAAATCAAAACCTTTCTTTCCCCATTCAGATACTACTTTTGTATTATCTATTTTATTTTCAGTTTTAAACCAAACCGACCTCATTTTCTGCTTCCAATTTAAAACAGGATTACCAAATGAATCGAACCAGTTAGCATCGTTATAATAATGCCATTTGTCTTCACCTACTTCTGGCTTGTAACCATTATCTTCAAAGTACTTTTTAACCTCTTCGATTTTTGGAATTTTAAACGGACTTCTTCTCCTTCTTTTAATTACATCTTCATTTCTATTTTCATTTTCCATATGGTCGCTCATATGACCTCCCTTATGACCTTCTTTTTTAGTATATTGATTTACACCTGTAAGATTATTAAATCGTGACTGTACAAAGGCTTTCCGCTTATTAATTTCAATTTCCAACCTTTCATTATAATACAATCCTTTGTCATCTATTTTAAATTTGTCCTGTATCTTGACCCAAATTTGACCTACAACTTGACCTATCACTTGACCACTCATATGACCTCTGTTAAATTGTGTCATTAAAAGTTCAATATACGCTCCCTTTTCTTCAAATGTCATTCCCATAGTTCCACCGATATAATCGTTCGGATAAAATAAGAAAGCTGGATCTTTAGACATGATATTTCTCTTTCAGTAGTGATGTTAACGATTCAAGCATTTGTAAACATTCTTCTGAGCTTGCTAATTGTAACATATTCACAATATCAATAGTAAAATATAATTGATCATTATTCATAAATCCAAGCCTTTCGTGTATTAATTGCAACCGCTGATGTCTTTTTTTATGGCAGGACTCACAAAGGGTTATTAAAAATAAATGATGGTAATCCCATGCGGTTCTATTTGCAATGTATAGTTTATGATGAACGTTAAGGCTTGTGTCTTTACCTCCGCATTCCTGACAAGTGTAATTATCCCTTTGCATTATCTGATCTCGTTTCTCCTTCCATTGTGGAGTTTTTAATTGATCGAGATAACTTAGTTTTGGAACGTTATTAGATGAATGTATTTCCGGAATATCCTGATTTATTATATCCTTAATACTGAACGTTTCTTTTTTCCTTTTCATAACTCACGCTGTTATTAGATGAGGCGTCCGCCTGGTGTCGTGATAACTAACCGGAGAGGAAAGTTCACCAGGAGGGCCTCAATATTTTGATACTATGTATTTACTTTTTTTCATTCCAGTTAATTATCACACTTCAAAGATATGCAATTAATTTAACATACAAATAAAATTTCAGTTATTTTATACTTAAATTAGTTTTTCTTTTCAATCCATAAGAAGCCCTCAATTTTTCTATTCTCCATGTCTTACGCATTGATTCAGCTGCTTTAGTTCTGTTCTGATTACGAAGCATATTTTCGCTTCTGCTTATCATTTCCAAATTCTGAATACCAGGATTAAGCTGATTACCATCACTGAAAATAACTATCATTCCTTTTGGAATATCACCATATTGTTGCATCCAAATTACCCGGTGTAATGCCTCCCATTTGTTCGGTTCTGATATTTTCACTTCATAGTACCCATCTTTAGTAATTCTCTTACTGCCTACCGATTTATGATTCTTAGGGATATTCCCCTTCTGAAATTTAGTCGAACTGCAATGGTTATGATTCTTTCCCTTATTGAATGGTTTATGGCCGGTACCAAATCTCTTTGCATCCATTATCTGTTCTGACTTTTTAAGTTTATGAATGCGCTTTAATCTTAATATTGTCGATTCTGCAACATTGAATTGTTTGGCAAGCTCATAATTGAACTTATCAGGATATAACTTTTTTATTTCTTCAATCTCAAAAGTCATCAAATATTTTCTTTCACCGTTTTTTTTAAAAGATAACTTCTTTGAGTTGTTACTTTTTGGAGGGGAAGCAATATATAGTTCAAAGTTTTCCATCAAAATAAATTTAACTGCAATTTATGATTCTCAAAACGCTTGCATCCGGCATCGTAGTAGTCCTTATCCAGCTCACAACCCCAATAATCAAAGCCACCGTCCCAGCAGGCAATACGTGAACTCTGGCTGCCCATGTGAGAATCGAATATCTTGTCTCCGGGCTTTGCGTAGTTCTTGAGAAGCCATTTATAAAGTTGTACGGGCTTTTGTGAAATATGTATTCTATCATCTTGATTACTATTTATTTTAACTAATTTTGAATGTTCAATAAATGACGTCCATGCTAATTCAATTTGGCTCATCGAAGGAATATAAGTCATTTTGTCCCAACAAATCATACAACGTGTTGAATCTAAATATTTAATAAAATAATTACCACCCCATATAATTTGATTTTTTGATACTCTTATCAGTTCAGAAAAGTAATAATAATTAGGTGTTTCTTTATCCCATTCCGTTCCTCCCTTTCTTGCAAGTCGCCTTAGATTGTTTCCGCTTTTTGTTTCAATGGCATTTCTATTATCAAGACCCCCATTTATCCCATACGGCGGATCAACAATAGCCAGCTCAAAGAACTTATCCGGTATGTCCTTCATGTATTCCATGCAATCAATATTATATACCTCGCTAATCATTTAACAAATTGTTTTCTGGTTCCTTAATTCCTTAACTTTTGCCTTGTATTTTTCAATCAGCTCAATAAGTTCGGAACGGCTCCACTTGTAACCAATATGCTTATATTCCTGAGCGCACTCTGCAAGATATTCAACATTCTCGCGCCCTATTCTTAACCATAAATTTCTGCCGTAATGTATTAAATGTGATTCATCAAAGCAGTTACACCCGGCGCATTCGCCATGTACGTTATCCTCGTTGAATCTTAACCCATCATATCCCTGGGTGGGGAAGTAGTGACCCGCTTGTAAAGGCTTCATTAAACCGCAGGAAATACACGGTCTTCCCTGATCTCTTAACCGGATGTACTCGTTAAAGATTTTTTGGCAGTCAGCTTTAAGCTTCGGTAGGCTTTTCGTTTTTCGTTTCATTTATGTAGTCTTTTAATATTTTTACTCGCCTTTCTAATTTAAACAAATAGAAGTCTATTGTAATAAAATCAGGTTTTGCACTTCTCGCTTCATCTCTGATATTTTTAATATATCCATCAATTTGTTTCCAAAATAGGTCAAAATCTTTATTATCATCCATTTCATAAGCTTATGAATAATGAAGCGATATCATCAAACGTCACTTCCCGGTGCTTTACCTCTTTCAGCTTTGCAACAATCATCTCGTTCCACAGGAGAATGATCTCATTTGCTTTTGATTCCCTTGTTGACTTTGATGAAGGGTAATAAGCAATATCATCTATTATCTCAATGATCTTTTTTTGTATGTCTTTCATTCTGTTTCGTTTATTTCAATTATTACATATCCAGTCCCATTACATTCTTCACATTCAACCTGAACAGGACACCCAAATTCAAAGCAATCTGTAATTTGTGGGTTTGCATAATGTGCATTACTGTGATCAGTATACCATCCATTACCACCACATACCTGACAAGTATCTGTAGCCATTAGTACAAATATTTAATTAATTGCTCATAAACAAAATCCCGGTTCTCGTTAACTTCATCAAGTTCGTTCTGGGTCAACTCTCTGTCGTTATAATCAGCACTGCAAATATACGCATCGCAGTAATCAGGATAATCATTATGATCAACCTGGTCAAATTCAATGTTACTGATCTTTGAAAAGTCTAATTTAGTTAAATTATCAACCTCGTCCCTGATCTGCCTTGTGGCTTCTCCAAGTTCAAACTCATCGTCATCAGCGGGATTGTGAAACTGGTAAATGTTGATTTTATCTTTCATCATAGCTTATTTATTATACCATTGTTTTCTCTGTGTATCTGTCGTTTTCTCAAGAAAGTTAATCACACAATCCAAATCAACTCCTGCGTAATCCTGCATATATTGCAACATAAATTCAGTTGATTTATCATTCTCATCACAGTAATCCCATGCAATAAATAGTTTTTCTTTTGTTTCTGCTTTCATGTCAGTTTAGATTTAAAATGTTCAATTAATACTTCCATCTTTGAATTATAGAAATCATTGAATATCTTGTAACCTTCCGGGGATTGCTCCCATGTGCGATACAAAACAGCTCTTAAACGTTGTGATGGAGTTTTATTAGTGTCATCATATTCAACCTTCAGAGAATCCAAATCATTAATTTCCTTTGTTGTGAATGGATCAGGAGCAAAAGCCAAATAACCTACTTTATTAAGTGAGTAATGAATATCAGCCATCTGTTGAGGCGAAAGTTCATTTGTCTCAAAACTTAATTTAAGGGTCCGATCTTTTAATGACCGGTACCCTTCAAGTTGTGCTGGTAATTGAAAAGTTTTCACAGCGTAATTGTTACCTTAGTTTTACTGGTTCTCGTCGGCTTAGTAAGAAAGTTACCATTTACAGGATCAACAGTACCCTCATAAGGGATTGACTTTAAAAAGGCTTCACGTTCTTTTAATTTCTTTTTTAATTCTGCAAGTTCCTTCTGCAGGTCATACCATTGCTCATCACCACATTCTTTAAAGTCATTCCTTACCCCTGTTTCTGCAATAGAAAACTCACAGCCTAAATGCTTAAAGGTTTTTTCTTTGTATTTCTCCGCTTCGGTTAAGAAGTGTTCATCAATGTCGTCATCAGTCAAAACGTCGTCAAGTGTTTTCTGAATAAGTTTCAAGTGTTTCAGTATTGAAAGAGGGTCCCGGTCATTTGCAAGAATCTCAGATTTTAACATTCTGGCAAATTGTGCTACCTCCAGTTTTTCAGAAGGTAGCACGCTGATTGTTGATAAAGCCGTCTGCATGTTTAAAATATAAATTGTGTTAACAATCCCAATGCAATAGGCATGGTCAAAATGAAGGGCAGATCAGAAAGATCGTCATTACTGTTATCATTCTCATCCCTTGTCTGATTTGGTTCCTGTAAACTTTTGAACTCATCGGATGATTTTATCTTATCCTTCATGTAATCGGAAAGACTTTCGAATACTTCCCAATCAAAGGTATCATAAGAAAGCACTCTCATAGGATTGATTTGTGGAGGGCATTCCTGACCTTTCATTAGTTTAGAAATAGATGTAACTTTAACATAGTTCTTTGAAGAATCAGTTATCCCCGGTTGGTGAATAACAGAAAGAATACAGGGTTGCCCCAGAAGCTTAGTTATATCAAATTTGCGGGCTTCTTCCTCTGTGTAGCCCTTGCCTCTCCATGACTCAAGATCGTGCCTTAAAGTGGCCTTTTCGTGCATTGACAGGGTATATGTCTTTGATACAACAAATGGCTCCGGGCCTTTGTCCTCATTGAATACTGCCAGTTCATCCGGAAGCTCCCACGTTATACTGACTTTGTGGGCTTTCTTTTTCTTACCTTCAAACTCGGTTTCAATAGTACCTATCTGAATCATTGAATAACAACGAGCCATGTAAGTACCTGGTTCAATTTGAATGAAATTTTCACCATCTTTTTTTTCTGCGTAAATTGCCATAATTTTATTATTTAAGGGTTTTTAGTTTCAGTGCGCACTTATCGCACACCTTTATATTTTTTGATCGTTTGTCACCTACCCGACAAATCGGGCAATAACTGTGAGGGTTAATCACGTTGATTATTCCCTCAAATAATGGATGTACGTTATTCATTGTTGATATAATTTTTGTTAACTATCATTTTTTGGATATACATAGAATCGAAGTTCTTACTCTTGAAATGCTTTTTATTCACATTGGCTAAATACTTTGAAGAATACACTCCAAGTACTTCGGTATCTTCATACCACCATGAACCAGTTAAAACATATACTGTTATCATTATTCTGATATTAATTGTGTAATTGAAATCCCCAATGTTGTTGCGATAATCCAGACCAGTTGCAGGTCGGGGTGCGAACTTTTACCGGCGTTCATGCGAGCCAGTATGTTGACTTTCGTCTTGGGCCCTGACGAGTAAGAACACATGGTAAGCCCTGCCAGTCTTTTATAAGTCATCTTCTTCGCTGGGTTATCTCTTATCTCTTCCCAGTGACGTTTATTGTACTCTTTAATCTCTCTTGTTAAGTGTATTTTCATTGCTTCCTCCTGCTAAGATAATTATCAACAATATCTTCTATTTCCTCAACACCATAAGTTAATTCAATCTGCTCATCTTTTAATAATTCAATTAACTCTTCTCTTATCGCCTGTAAACGATATGCCTCAAGTTCTTGCAATGCTTTGTCCCAATGACCAAAAGAAATATAGTCATGGATTCTTTCAAGTGCTTCTTCTTTCGTTTTCATCAAAACACTCCTTTCGCATTTCTTTCTAATCGCCTCTTGATCTGCCGTACCTGTTTTACAGTATAACCTTTCCTGTAAAACGTGTTCTCATATGCGCTATCCCACTCATTTAGTTCTGCCTGAGCGGCTTCTATTAAACGACTCTCAGCTTTGATGCGAGAATCATTAATGGTTTTTTCTTCTTTTGTCATTATATTACATTATTATTGTTATGATCATTTAATAAATGGCATCTTAAATCATCGGCAGTTCCGGTATATCCACAATAAGGACACCATGAATCATAATTTTCATTTTTCTTGCTTGCCCTATAATAATCAAGAGGTTCGTTATAATCATCTTCCGGATAAGGAGTGACTAATGCAATCCATAATTTCTTTAGAAAATCTTTCATCCCTTTAATTTTTATAACGAATAAAATAATTTATAAGCATCAATGTTAAAATCAATTAACTCATATACATTTATATTTAATAAATCAATTTGCAGAGGAGTTAATAATATCGTATTATTATTCATAGCCAATCGAATACTACCCTCTTTAGTTTGGTAAATATTGAATAACCCTTTTACATAACCGCCTTGAATTCTGTATGTGTAGAAATTTTCTTTTGTCATCTCTTTGGTTTTTAATTATGAAGTAAAGATATAATATATTTATATACAAAACAAATATTTATATAATTATTTTATAGCATGTATGCAAAAAGAGGTATTTATACTTATAAAGGTGGTATTTATACTTAGTGTTCATATAAGTATTTATACTTACTTCAATATGGGTATTTAATTCTTTTAAAAGTGGTATTTTAAATAAGCCCTAATAAAGTGGTATTGTTTAATTTTACTGAATAACTTCAGATTGTCAATGCTGAATATCAAATGATAAACTTACAGAAAGATAATGTTTGGATCAGGTGACAATTTTTTTCGAAACTTTTTCTTATATCTTCTTTTTCTTTTCTTTCTTTTTGTCCTTTTTCTTTCTTTTCTTTTTCTAAAGTGGCCTACTATTTACCACTTAAACTAAATAAAAAAAGGAGGCACTAAGTACCTCCCCGAAGCAGAACCCTATAACTGCCTCTGCCCGCGAGTTAAAAGTTATACGTCAGAGCTGTGAGAAACAAAACTTTCTTTAGTTTCCCGTCCCGTGCAATACCCGCATTAAGATACTTCAAAGCGTTAAATGTAATAGCTGGCGTGAATGTTGCCTTTGCCCCGTCTGTTCCAAAATTGGAGAATACAATAGCATTTATTGACCAGTCACCTATCAATTCTTCACCGTATAATGTGAAGTGTTGATAACGAACTCCAATACCTACCTCATCAAATGAAGTCTGCGAAAGTTGTTTTAGATCCTGATCATAATAAAATGCAAGTGCTTTCAGACCAAATGTTGGCCTGAGTGCGAAGGTTCCCTTTGCTGCATTTTCAACGGTGATGTAACTCCCATTGATGTTAAGCGTTCTGTCCAATGATTTGACCGGTGGTGTGTACCCCGGAGTAAGGAATCCTTTTAAGAGTTCCTGCGAAAATCCCGTTACCGTAAAAGCCAACAGGAATAATAAAATAATTGATTTCTTCATAATAGCGTTTTTTAATTAAATATTTCAAGATTATAAATACCCGTAACTTCCTCTGTTCCCTGACAGACCTGTGCAGTTAAATAAGCAACACCGCCAATTTTCCCCGGTGGGTCATAATACGGACGTGCAGGATAATACGGAATAGGTTTGTACCATTGTATAATGGCATTGGTTTCCAAAGTATATGACTTCCACTCTTTCGGGAGCAATTTGTCTAATACTTTAATTAGTTCATCAAATTTGACATTCTCATCAACTCTGATAATCTTTGCTTTCGTGTCAATTTGTAATCTCATAGTGTTTTTAAGTGATTAAATAATTATATAAGGGTTTATATTCCCAATTAATAAAAGTGCCTTAAACCGTCTGTAAATAGCCTTAATTTAAAACTATCCCGCCTGTCTGATCTTTGTAACCTTTGTCGGGCCGTTAAATACAGTTGCCCCGAAATAAGTAAGTGCGATTGATAGTGTTAACAATAATAATTTCTTTACATCAATCACCCCATTAAGAATGATCATTGCCGCACCGTTAAGGATCCCGTTACCGATTGCAATTAATAACCCGGAAAATACATTTTTCCAGTTCCAGGTACCGGATGCAGTAATGGAAGTCAGGGCCGGGAGAAAAGCGTTCTTACCTACATAGATAAGCGTTGCACTGATTAAACTTATAATCAATAATGCTGTATCAAGCGGAGTTGTGCTGAATGCTGTTACAACGACAGCCATTAAGGCCATCAGAAGGTTTTTAAAAAATTGTCCGTTCATTGTTTTTATTTATTTGGTTTTGAAACTCATAGTTTAAATACGAATACTAATACACTTACTATGATGAGCTGAAGGAATAACCATACACCAAGTCCGATATAAACAAGTTTCTGTAATGATTCAACCCTTTGTTCAATCAATTTAAGACTTGGCTCTGTTATAAATGTTAAAGCCTGTTTATCTAATTGTGCCCTAATCTCATTCATTGATTCATGTTTCAACGTGTTAAGCTCGTCATTCTTTATAACAATATCCTTTAAAGACTGAAGCCTCTCATTAAAAAGATTCTCATATCCTTCCTGCCTCGTTTCAAGATAACGCTTTGATGTTAATATTGTCCATTCTTCTGTCATTTCAAAGTATCATTTTTTGTTGTATCACAATGAATGCCTCTCACTGTTGAAGAAACACCTTTATCAGGATCTATTGTAAAACTATCCAGGTATTCCTTATCCTTTCTGTCCAAGTTATAATGCCATAAAGTTAACACTCCAAAGACTACTGCAATAACTATAATAAACATCTTCAGAACATTAACAATAGTGACGTTATTTTTTTCGTTCATTGCTTAATAAAATATTTATCTTACCATCAATCGAAATAATATACTTCGTTAGCATTTCGTCTGTCTTAGCCGATTCATCAATATGTTGCCTCAAATTATTATTTATAATCGCATCCTGCTTATCAACATAATCATAAGTAGGTCGGTTTTTTAATTCCGTAATTATATTATTTTCCCCTTCCCGTGCAGATATTAATCGCTGAGTTAACAGAACTACTATTATAGCAATAGAAGCAGAAAACAATCGCTCAAACCACTTTGAATTTAAAAACTTAATCCACATTTTTCATTATATTAACGCAAGCTATTAACCCTGTAATTATTAATCCAACTAAAGCAAAGCTCCAAATTATTGACCATGTTTCCAGTGATAATAAATATATCCCTGCAAAACAACTTATATGGTAAATCAGTTTTAAGATAAAATACGGAATCAATACCCATTTACAAACCATCTTTAATACTCCGATAGTCAAAGAACATATTATTAATGCAAAGGTAAGTAATAAACCATTAACAGACAATGCCCATACAACTGCCCAACTTTTATCCGATAATCCCAGGTAACCTTCATAGGAAATATGATAAAGACTGATCACGATTGCAAATAGTAATATACTCACAACCTCGACCATCTCTATCATATTTACTTTTCTCATTTCTTTTCCTTCTTTGGTTTCTTAACCGGTTTCGGCGATCTTGGTGGTGGCGGTGGTTTTGGTGCTGGAGGATCAACTGGCATAATTTTACGTTTTAAATTAGTAACTATCAACAAAACTATTATCGAAATTCCAAATAATAAAGTCGGTACAAGTGCGCTCTTTTCCATGAGTTGCAAGGCAATTCCTGTTATAATCAATCCGAGAAAATAACTCACAAGGTACCATTTTATTTTAGCGTACATCTTTCTTTTTGTAAAGTAACGTAATCCCTCCTATAAAACAAAATAAATATGGCCAGAACAGAAAGTTCAAAGGAAATCCTGACCATACAAAAAACTTCTGAATCATAATATCAATCAACTTTGTGTTACCGATGAAGTTCCAATCAAGTCCGGCAAACAAATTATGAATAACGTTAAATAGTGCGAACCTTAATAAAAGAAAGCCGGCAATAACTTTAATAAACCTCCCAACATCCCGTCTTTGATTTTCCAGTATCCCGGTAAAGAATCCATAGATCGTTAACACGATCCCACCAAACCAAATGGATTCAATTATTCCCGCTATCATATGATGGTGCGCAAGTGCCAGACCATCGGATGCGGCCTTGAGAACGACTAAATATAGTGCTATTAATATATAAATATTTCTTACCATCCGGCTACGTTATTTTTAACTTTTGTCATCTCGGCAAGACTTAATACTTTATTCCAGAATTTTACTTCACTCAAATAACCAACTAAATAATAATTATAATCATAAGCCGACCCCAGGTAGCAGGATGTAGTCGTATTTGTCATTCCTATGTATGTGCCTGTTTCTACTTGTTCATTCTGTGACTCCGCTAAATCTTTAAATATTTTTAATCCCGTTTCAACACCTGCCCCATCATAAGTTAAGCACCAAAATACTTCCGTATTTATTTCCGTATATGGTGCTCGTGCTACTATATTTTTTGTTCCATCAGCATCTAACATCTGGAATGCAAATTTACTTGAGGCTATTGATACATAATATTCATATGTTCCCGCCTTTGCCTTTGCAATTATACGTTGAACAGCCGTAACGCCAGATACATTAATCTTTAATGTTATAGTAAATGGATGATCAGGACTACCATCGTCAAAAGAAAGAAGGTCTGAATCATAAATCAATATAGTATCGGGCGATCCGGTAAACTGGTATTTAGTTCCTGTAAGCGTTAATCCTGCATTTTTTGTAGCTCTTAATATACTTTTAATTGAAGGTAATGAAAGTGGTTTAGTATTACTAACAAATCCACTTTCCCCCCAAAGAAATCCCTTATTTACATAAAGCACATCACTGTTTTGCCTTTGTGTAATTATTATTTTCCCATTAGCCACATGATCCTTAACAACATGGGGATAATAATAATTACCTCCGGCTATTGTTTCGTATTTACTCCATGTTGTGCCTAAATCATTACTTATCCAATGTTCAAAAACAACTGAATACGGATCGTCAATGCCATAATTATTTGCATATAAATGGAATACATCACTCTCAACATCAAATGCAGTAACGATAGCTGTATTAAATTCGCCACTTATAGCTAAATCTACCATTACCCATGCCGTCCCGTTATGTTTCAATACAACTTGCTCAAGACTTGTATAATCTAATTCAACTGTACTTCTCGGAAATATAATATATGGTTTATTTGTTGAATCATGATTTATTTGTGCAAAGGGACAATAATAATCTCCCGAATCATAAGCCTTACAGTTATTTCCTGCCAAAATAATAGGTGTCGGCTGAACGTCTGAAGTAATATTAACCCAATTAGTGCCATTAAAGAATATATAATATACATTTAATCTTGTTGCAGCTTGTGTATTATTTCCGAATCCAACAGCATGAATAGTATCACCAACTCCTTTTCGAAACATCCAATATGCAATATCTTCAGATACTACTGTCGCTGCACTCCAATTATCTCCTCCGTCAGCACTTGTTTTATATCCCCAATCACAAGACGCACCTCCTAAAATTCGATAAAAAAGATATATCGTTCCGTCTGAAAATTCTATAAGTTGAGGGTAAGTACAAACCTCTGCCCCTGGTGTCGGAGTTGTCATTGGGGTCCATGCTGTTATATCTTCTGGATTCGTGGATTTTGAATATTTAAGTTCAGAATTATGACTATCCCATACACAATGTATATAACCGGAACTATCAATTAAAATAGATGGTTGCCCATGATCATCTGTCAAAACAGCACCACCAATAATAACCCGATTGCTCCAAGCACCAGTAGCATGAGTATAAGTTATTATATAAGGTTTATCAGAAAGAGCATTGTAAACTATATATGTTTTGCCATTGAAATATTGTGATGCGGCGTAACCCAATGGCTGGTACGCTTTATCCCCAAGCACATCATCAAAATAATTATCAACTGAAGCAGGATCAAAATTCCATCCATCAATCATTGCACTATTAAAGGTTATAGCTGTCGTGGTGATTCCGGTACTTTCTGTTGCTCCCATATAGGAAACAATCTTAATAGTGTAAAGAGTGGCATTAGTCAGTCCTGTAATTTCCTTAAAACCTATTCCATAAAGCACAGTTGAATTATAAGTATAGTTAGCACCCCCGTCTGTAGAAAGATAAATCTTAACTCCATCCGTACCGGGAGCATCAACCCATGTAATATTTATTTGCGTTTCACTTATAGTTATTGCAACAAGTCCTGATGGTGCTGCAACTACCGCTCCTCCTCCTTTATTAAACGGTATTCCAAGTCCTATTCCTAACATATCATTGAGTTGTTAATCGTTTTCCATCTAATCCAAATAACTGTTTTCCATTCTCATCGAAAAGATAAGTAAAGGAAATCATTGTAAACTGAACTGTCGCTCCATAAGATGTTCCTATGCCATTTGTAGCATAAGCTCTTACAAAATATGTCTGCCCTGCAGTAAGTCCCGGCATTGAACTTACAAATGCACCCTCCCCACTACCGTCTATTGTAAAATCATCCAAGAGAGAAGGATTGCCTGTTGTATTCCAACACACACCTCTTGATGTTACTGCATCATCACCATCCCATGTGACATTACCTCCACCGGAAGCACTTAATGTCGCAAAACTAACTATAACACCTGAAGTTGTAATATTCGGTAAAGCGGGAGGAGGAGGTTCTTCTTCCGCATCGTATTCGTAAGCACCTATATCGGGAGTAGCATCCCTGAGAAACCAATCATAATCATAGTTAATACCCACTCCCAAAGCTATATCTCTGGCAGGAGATATGTCGGTTAAATGATAATCCGTTGCACTTGTAAACTCAGGATCATCTGATATTGAATGACTATCCTGTCCTGTAGATGTATTCCACTGTGCCAGAGTAGTATAATTTATGTACCCGGATAAAATGGCCACTTTTGAGACATTGTAAAGATTATAATCCCATGCGATTACAGCAACGGCAGCAGGATACACATATAATGCTTGGTTTAATGCCCCAGAAAAGATGTTGTTTCTTATATAACAATTTGTGGTCGTAGCATCAAACAAACTTGCATACACATCAAACCCCATTACATTGCCCGTTTTCTGAGTATGAGAATATCCATAACCCGAACTTACACAAGTGTTATTTTCAAAATAAACTCCATTAACTGTTCCAGTAGTATTCCAATACCAAAACTCAAAACCTGTATCACATTTATAGGTTATATTATTCCTTATCCGGCAATTAGATACAGCAACCGACCCATTCATATATTGCGATGTAATGCCCGAATCAAAACATTGAACCACGTAATTATTCTCGATTAAACAATTATTATGACTGCACCAAAATTCTATTCCATTGCCTAATCTTGTTGTTTTATCATCATCATGTTGTGTTTTTGTACCACCTATGAATGATATATCGCAATTACGAATAGTTATATTGCTTGTTGGATCAGCAACTGTACCACTTCCAGCTATTGCATGTCTCCCAAAATATCTAATATCTAATCCATCAATGGTTATATAATCAAGAGGGCCTATGTATATACACGTCAAATCAAGTGCAACTTCAATATTTGAATAATACGTAGCAGGATTACCCACAGAATATAAAGTAATCCAATGATTCGTTACATCCCATGACCATTTCCCTTGCGCATCAGGTGTAGTAAAAACCCTGAATCCGCAACTGGCTTCATTATTAAAAATTAAATTGCCAGGGCCATAAATAGTACTATTAAAAGTAGCATCTGAATTTCTCCATAAATTACTTCCCTGATCAATCCAATCACTTGTTGATGTTTCCTGCTTACTTCCTAATATTAAAGGTTTTGCACCAGTATCATAAGATATATAAGTAACATCTCCTGCTGCCGTACCAGCCCTTGCAGTAAGTCCTTTTTGCTCTCTCCATACTGATCCACATTTGAAATAAACATTATCACCATGAGCCAGAACAGTAGCATTAACTTTTGTTATTGTTGCCCATGCATTAGCATCATCAGCACCGGAAGCAAGATCATTACCCCCATTTTTTACGTAGTAGTCAGTTCCAAAAACCGAAAAGGAAACAAACCAAAGTAAAATTAAAAGTTTCTTCATTTTTTCTTACGTCTTATGTAACCCATAAAGAATATTAGATTAAGTATTACCCAGCCACCCCTGACGGATGTCTTTGCAATATATAGTTTACCTGCTGATGTGTCAAGAAAGAACTGCCCTACCTGATCTGGCACTTGATAATTTGATGTATCTCCTGCTGCACTTCGCATTAATACTGATCTATCAGAATGTTTAACATAATGAGTAATTGTATCAGCTCCATCATACATTGCTGCTTGAGTACCCACATAACCAATACTGTCTATTCCAATGATAGTATTACTGGCAGCATTACCAACCTTTAAAATATCAGTTGTTATTCCATTCACAAAAGTAGGTGCGCTTATATCAGCTTTTGTTTTTAAAAACTCAGAAGGATTATTACGAAATTGCTCGATCCATAAATCTGATGTTTTTCTGTATTTTAGATTAATTACATCCTTTTCTCCTAAAATAATCGAATCCGTTTGTAAATATAATCCTGTACCATTTCTTAGTGTCAATGAATGTGTATTACTATTGATGATCGCTATTTCCTGTCCATCATAGCCGTCAGCAATCTGTGGGTCAGCAGTGATTCTCATATCACTTTCAAAATATGTGTAAATGTTTCTTCGCAGCATAGTTGCTGTTATTCCGGCCCCGACCGTAGGTAACGTGACTACAAATGGATAACCATCTCCCCTGTGTATAATACTTGCTCCCTCACAGTTTTGATAACGAGTTGCAAATGCCACACCTGTTGTAGTCGAACTATTTACCGTTGCTGTATAATTTAAACAAGACCCCCCATCAAAATGATAAATAGGTTCTGATCCTGTAAGATTAAATGCATTCCTTCCCCCCAATACGAAATCAGGGAAAACAGCAGCAGATGTACTTCCATCAGCAAGCCTAACTCTAATCGCTGCTTCGGTATCATCAGTAATATTATTTTTGTTAAAATTAATATAATTATCATCAATTACCAATCCGAAGAAATACTGATAAACAGGGCCAACAGCGTTATAATAACCCTCTGCTAATATTATACCTTGTTCATCTGAATCGAAATAATTATCCTTGATTAATATATTATCTGCTGTTATAGTTGTATTAGGTATATCTCTTGCGCCAATGTATATAGATTGTTCCTCATTGCCACCGAAATTATTACCGGCAATAAGAATATTTGAACCAAAGATATTTACCCCCACTGTATGAGAAAAGGTAATGGTGTTATTGATTACCTTGAAATCATTTATCTGTGCAGCAGATGTCCCTCTTCCATAAACACCTCCATGACATTTTTCAAACCAACACTTTTCAATTGTATATAATCCTGAATGAGAATTATCATCAACTTTAAACGCATAATTCCCCGTTCCTAAAAAATACAAGTTTTCAAACTTCATCTGCGTGACTCCTGATGCTACTATTCCATACTGATTATGTTTTGTTGTATCTCCTCGAAAATGAATATTACTAATTTTTAAAGGCAATCCCCAACCAGTAGATGAATGATCAATAACGAGCATAGGTACATCAGCAGTACTTTCTATCTGTGTGCCTTGCCCATCTGTATATGATGATCCTGCACCTTCCAAACTCGTACTTTCAGTTATTGATAGACTTCCCGATATTATAAACCTACCAAGAGGAAATACCACTGTTGCATCATGCGCCGCATCAATAGCAGCCTGTATTGCGGCTAAATCATCTGTTACCCCATCGCCAACAGCACCATAATCTTCTGCATAAAATATTCCTGTTTGTGTGTGAAGTGAATCGGCAAAATCAGCGCTATTGAGTTTTGTATTTAATTGCGTTTGTATATTACTTGTCGCTGTATTAAGATAATTAAATTGCGCTCCTGTGGTTGTTACTGAGGTTATTCCAAGATAAAATGGTGTCGGGAAAGTTAAAACTCCTGTTATTGTCGGAGAAGTAAACATTGTCGCCTTACTCTCATTTGTGACATTATTGAGATACTGAAAGATATTTAATTTAGATATCTTCCTGGTATTGCCACTTTGTACCAAGATAAACCAGTCAGCATTATTTATGCTTGTGGTTGTCGGCAAATCCGATATTTTTATTTGTGCAACAGATATAATCGATATCAATATTGCAACCCCAAACAACATTATTTTTTTCATATTCCTTCAATTATAATTATAGCTTCTCCTGTCTCAGTAGTTATTGCAATCTCTCCCAGATCACCCTCGGTAACAAGAACATTAACAGGTATTATTTCCGGTTCATCAGCGACAATATCAGTACTTATCCTTACTCTTCCTATGCCTACCCTAAACGCCATAACCTACGTAGATAACCTCTGCCATAGATCGCTGTCCTCCTGCTTCCAGCTCATGGAATATCTTTCTGCAAACCTCAGGATCAATAAATATATTAGATGCAGTAAAGGTCTTCTCAATAGCCTCTCCGTCCGATTTATTATTTATCGGACAATATTTAAGATAACCTGTCGTCTCAGCACGAATAAAAAAACCTGCTTCATCGACAAAATCACCATCATCATTAAAGTTCATCGCCGGTGTTTGATTTACAAAATCAACCGCGATTACCCTTTGAATATCGAACATTGCTGTGTTTGGCGCTCCCATAATTTTAATCTCCTATTACTTTAAATATACCTCTGTTGTCTTTACAATGTCTCCCCGCGCATCTTGATGAATTTGCCCACAAGGGATACAATAAATAATTTCTGTTTAAATATAAAACTACTTCACACATGATAGCATCAGCTGTCAAGCGTGAAGCCGTCTCCATGCGCTGTACAACCTTATCCGTCACAGGTGTTGAGAAGTCACTTTCCTTAACTACTATCCCGGCTGCGGTGTAATTATATGAAGTGAGATTTGTAAACCTTCCGAATGCATAGTAAATAATGGCTGCCTTAAGACCCTGAAACATATAAGTATTTGTAAGATATACATATGTCCCACCATCGAGTAGTATTTCATTGTCTGCAGTGAGTGTACCTGCTGCAAACTGCGTTGCCAGTTCGTCAAGCAGAGCATCCCCGATCTGAATCTTAACATCCAATAGTTGAGCCTCGGAAACAAACTGAAGCCATGATATGGAGTTCTTTACGCTATCGGCAACATATTTGTATCCATCCAAATCCGTTTTAGTTACTAAGGCTGTCATATAGCTGGTGTTTGTGTTACTGGTGTTACGTAGGTCTTCGGAAGTATTGAGAAGTCTGTAAACTGAACCGGGTAATCTTGAAATAGGTCCATGAATACACTTTCAATATCATCCCTTTCATCAGAAGTGACAGAATTCATAAAGTCATAAGCATTTGTCATAAGATCAGCACCAAAACCGGCACCAATATCCACACCTCGCAAGATTGGAGGTACTTTAAACATACGTCCTATGTTCTCCTGAACGGTTTTCTCTGTTAGTTCAAACTGCCTATCGTAGTTCTTTGCTGTGAAATCAATGAATTCCGGCTTCTCTTCATCTGAATCAACATCGACAACCCAAATCTTTGAGGTATTCATATCCCCCTGCATGCGCAGTATCTCATGTCGGCTATCAGCTTGATCTTCGTTATACCTGTCATTAGGGTCTATACCTCCATTATTAAGCAGTCGGGGCTTGATGCCTTTTCTCACCAGTACCCCGGAGGGAAGAAAATTAAACTTAGCGTTTCTATGCTTAACCGTAGAAACACTTTCCTCAGTAAGCATATCGGTTATGATAGGATCAAACGGACAGACAGGATATTCAAAGTCACCGTCATCTGTGTAATAGTAAATCTGTCCCAGGTAATTCTCCGGACCTCCCGCATCTACTATCTCTTGTGGTACTTTTAAAGGGTCGAACCTATTGATGAACATGACATCCCGGAGATCAAACGTGATACCCCTCAGATTGGTCCAGTCAGAATAAACAGCTATACGTCCTGTGTAAGACTTGTCGCTATCAATTTGAATACGACAATGCTCAAAAGGAATGTTGTAATAAGCAAAAGGAGTAGCATTAAAGTCATACTTAACCAGGCAGGCAAATCCATTAAAGCTCTTTAGGTCTTTAGCGAACTTACTCAATAGCGAATTTACTCTTTCACCGCGATCATTGATTACGGTATCACCAAAGGCTTCGTCAGTAAACCCTGCACCACGGACAAACTTAACGTATGTATCAAAGCATGTCTTCCCTGTGCCGGAGCTGGCAATTATCTCTAATATCTTCTGTGGATAGTCGTTGCCGTCCCCGTATCCCTTTATCTGTTTACTTCTGAGATATTGGTTCCGCTCGACCCTCGGAGTTGTTTTGGTAGCGGAAACTTTCATTATTTTCTACGTTTAGTGGCAACAACTTTTTTTTTCACTATTTGTACTGGTTTTACTTCCGGAGTTACTACTTCGGCCGGAGGGGCAAGTACTGCATTAACAAAGTCATTGGCTACCTTCGGGACTTCTTTCTCCGGAGGTATAATGATTGTTGGACCCTGAGGCCGTGGTGCGGTGACTGTATTTGATCCAGTTTGTCCAGGCATCACAGCGAAAAACCTTGCGCAGCTGGGATCCCTCTTTAGGTGAAACTGTGCCAGCTCATCAGTGAGATTAGCGTTCGTGCATGTCTTTGATGCATCAGAAAACGCTTGCAGTAATACACCTGCTTTTAAAACATAATTACATTGTGCCATATTAAGGGTTTTAAATTTGAAAATCATATAAAATAGAGGGACTATAAAAGCCCCTCTTTATATTAATCCGGGCAGCAAGGAGCCAATAGACTCGCAAGGGCTGCACGCGTGAGAGCAAGTGTACCACCTACAAAATATGTCCGTGGTAATTGTGATTCTTTCATGGTGTCCGAACAGCCAGCGGTCAATACATAACCGCCCAGCATCTCAGCATCATTAACATCTCTTACAACTGCATTGATCTCGATACCAAAATCCCATCCAAGGACTTCAAACACAGTCCTTCCGGCAACTTCCCCGGCTGTCGGGGTAAGATCCTTATTGTAGTTGTTCTCAATGATGACCATGAAACGGCTGTCTTTAGCATTCTCGATCCATAGCTTATCTTCAGGGGTGTTGTCAAATATCCTGAAAACCAGACCATGCTCCCAGTTTTTTTGGTACTTCGTCTTAACCATTGCGATAGTATGCTCGTTCGAGAAGTTATACCCCTCCAGACAATACGCGTAGCACGCCGGGGAGGTAGTCGTCAAAACAAGCTGCGTAAGCAACAGCGAATTTGAAGAATCGAAAGTACTTAAGTCCTTATCGACACAATCATAATTGATAAAATATATCTTATCCTTAATCCCTGGCACGAGGTTCGCACAGTTCTTAAGGATACATGCGACTATTGCATTACATCCTACTGTCATATCCGTATGTATTAAGTTCCAACCTGTACTAACCGGTCATCGATGATCTTTGCATCAAATGCATCTCTCGCCTCGATACGATTGATGCGGCTCCTTTGATCGTAAAATGAATTGATGTTATCAAAGAGTCCGTTGCATTCCATTCCGATTTGCAGATTTGAAACGGTTGAATAAACTATCCTGTGAGGATTATTATAAGACGTGCCGTTATTCTCGTAAGCACGTATCCACTGATCCCATAATGGAATCGAAACGATCTTAATACCGTCCCATGTAGCAAACTCAAGACCATTTATCATCAATGTGTAGTCCTGGAATACTGTTCCCAATGCCTGAAGCTGTCTGCGGATACGGTCCATTACTGATTTAGTAACAAGTATGATCCTGTCGGGCTGTGCTGCCAGCTCGGGAAGTGCTGCATCGATAACCGTATTAAGTGCGGTGTAAGTCAGTAAAGGAGTCGCGACTGTTCCCTGGAGTGCATATGTGACTTGTGTGTTACCTGGTATGGCTGTTAACCTGTCGGTGTCAGCAGCATAAATAACTGCCAGCTGATGGAAGAAACCATCTATGATATTGAAAAATCCAACATCATAACCATTAGTTATTACACCTCCGGCATTGACATTGGCGGCAGTGACATCCCCAAACCATGCATGACGAAGGAGCATCTTTTCAATGTCTTTTGTTAGTATGTCGAGTATAAATGCGAATACCTCTGTATTAGTAAGGTCAAAAGCCTGAACACCGCAACGGGTAGCAAGTTTCATGAGAGTGTCATCGAGTTCGTTTTTACACATATCGATTATGATCTCAATCACCTTAGGCTCCCATGTCTTTTGTATGGCTGTAAGCTCGTAACACTGAGCCTCAGGGTTACAGTTCTGACCTGCCTTACCTACCAGTCCAAAGGTACCAGGTATGATACCGATATGACGGTCATTTTTTATTCCTGTCACAAGCGTATGGAACGCTGACAGTGCCGGGGCTTCGAGAACGGCAGTTACGACGAGTTCATTCAGAGAGCGAAGTTCATCGGCTGTGAATGTAAGTGCGTCCAAATTGATTGTGCTATTGCACGCTGGGCTTGTTGCTGACATAATTATTTTATTTTATTTGTTTGAATTTCTTTTACCCTGTCCAGGTCAACCCTGCCGACCTTATTAACGGTTGCAAATTTAGTTCTTGCTTCGGGCTTCCATGAATTTTTTAAGTTGGTCAAGTCTGTGACCAATGCCATCGCGGTTGCTTTCATGGCTGCAGCTTCTTCTTTAACTTTTTCGGCTTCTGCCTTTACATCTTCACTCGCGGCAATCTGTGCCTCAAGTGCTGCAATCTTCTCATTAGCCAGATCCAGCTCTGATTTGTCAGGTTCCTTAACCTCAGTAACTTCACCACCGGCAATAGTTACGGTCTTACCATCAGCCATCGTAAATGAGCCATCCGGGGTAGCCTTGTCGCCAACGGCTGGCGCGCCTGATTCTTTTTCAAGATTAAACTCTTTCCCGTCCTTATCCTTAAGGGTCTGGTCAGAGATTCTCGATAGTCCGAGGGCTGTTATCGCTTTGTTGACGGCAGCCTCGACTTTGTCCATAAATGATTTGTCGTCCATCTTTATTAATTTAATTGGTTTCATAAAAGCATATGCCGTTATCGGCTCAAGTATTTTAGTTGCGAATCCTAGGGAGAGCATATCTTCAGCAGATAGCTTAGTGTCTTCCTTCATGTATTCCGCGAGTTTTGTTTCATCCGCCCCGGTTGTCCTGACATAGAAATCAAGTATCTTAGCCTCTTCCTGTCTTAGTGATTCAGCAATCAACTCAAGATCCCCTGCCTCGTACTTACCGGCCATAGTGTACTCAGGTATATAAGGATTGTGAATAAGACCATCAGCATTCTTCATGAACTCACGTTCTGTTCCGGCAAGGAAAACAATGGTAGCAATGGAGTAAACTTTACCCTCACCTATTGTCTTTATCTTTTTTCCTGAATTGACAAGTAAGTCATGTATAGCCCAGCCTTCCTGAACATCACCACCGCGCGAATTGATCCTTACGGTGATCGCTGTTGCATCTTTGTTCTCATCGAGAAAGTCAGATACAATCTTTGCGGAGATAGTGTCATCAGTAACATCAAACATCTCCATCATCTTATCCGGTTCCCCGATATCTCCATATATTTTAAGTACTGCTTCCATCATAATCCTACTGTTGTACAATAACCAAGTTCACTGGTATCGCATTCCAAAACTTTACAATATGGGTAATCTGATGTTGATTGCGGATAGTCATAATCATGTATCGCGTATAAAACATCATCCATATATGCCCACCATGCACAAACTCCTAATGAATCTTCCATATCATTGCTTTTTTGTAAAATTACACCTATCGTATAGATAATCATATAACATTAATTTGTTATATCTTTCAAGATCCCATCACCAAAAACAACTAATTTACATCCCTCTCTTTCCAGTGCCACAGCCAGATTCTTAAAATGTATCTTTATCTTATCACATATCTTCGCAGTAAGATTAGGATGATCAACCAGATCCACACCATAAACATGAATCTCTGTTGCACGGTAATGCTTATATGCTACCTGACAAGCCACAAACGGCGAACAGTACGATTTATATATCTGTGGTATCTCTAACTTAACTTCATGCTCCGGGTAGTATGTGGTAAGATCCAGCTTCTGAAAGCCCGGCATACAAGACCAATTTGCTACCTGCGAATAGAATACTTTCGGTTTGCTGTTTTCGATAGTTACTAAGCGTTCACCTTTAAAAATACTAATCCTATCCAGGCAGACTATGACGTCAGTTTGATGATATTTCCATATATCATTTACGCCAATAGACCAAGTATATTCCGAAGGATTGAATAGACTAAGCGAAGGACCAAGCCCCAGCACTGCTACCGGTCCCATTTCTGTTCTATCTCAATAAGTCCCTTACGCCTGCGGTCACTCCTGGTACCTGCTGCATCATGTCGAATCAGTAACCCTCCAGGCTCCCCTTCACGGTTGACAATAGACAGTCCGGGATATTCAATAAGTATCTTGTCAGACAAGCCACGTCGTTTGATCTCGTTCATTGCCTTAAAACAGGGAGCGCCGTGGTGTGTGTATTGAGGAAACTTATAATAGTTAGCAACATTTATAATCTGAAAAAATGGATGCAGGTATTTTGTTGCCTCATCTCTCCACTGCTGGGAATGGTTGTGTTTACCAAATCCCCGGTTATCAACATAATCAAATGCACCTACCCCGTAAGTATCTTCATTCATCATGTAAATCATGTCAGCTACCGGACTCTGAAGCATCTCAATATCAGAATCAAATATTAAAGCATACTTAGTCTCAACCATATTAATACCGGCATGCATCCCCCTACCATGACCTATGTTATATCTATATACCCCGACAGTCGTTATGTGCGAAGCAAGTGAGCAGACATACGAATAACAGGGATCATTAATATAAGACCCATCAATAATGATTATCTGCATATCAGGATGAAATTTTCTTACTGATTCATATGCCTTCTGTATCAGGTCTTTTGTATTTGAACAAACAACAACGCCGGTTATATTCATCTGTTTATTATATTAAGATCAGCTCTGCGCAAGTCACCACCGTAGAACCTTTCATATAATGAAGCATCATCTTTCCCAATCAGCGATTGTAAAACATGCAGGTTAAAATCCTGTCGCATATTCATTGCCCTGCCATGTCCCGCGCCAATACCCGCACGTCCCGGGAGACCCTTAATGCCTATCGATAGATGATTCTCATAAAACAGATTTACCCCTTGCTTATTGGCCAGCATGAATAAATGAGCATCAATGAATTTTGTCGGGAAGCACTCACGAAACATAGGAACACATTCTGACGTAAAAGCTACCTGAAACAGACTTGCATGACAGTTGTTCCTATTATTAAAATGCCTGCGAAAATAAACATTGTAATAAATAGTATCTATCTCTCCAATAAGTCTGAAGCCATTAATACGAAGCATCATGCGGTCCAGGTAAATAGGTCCGTAATAATCATCATCCTCAATTATAAATATGGCCTCAATATCTTCCTCCCGGTAATTTTTCATAATAGTGTTAATACCTACCGATAGGTTTCTCCCTTGTGTGTTATACTGAGGACTCCACAGCGGCAAGGGGTGTTCCTTTATTATTGTCCATCCTTCTCGAAAGTCATCCGGGATAACATCAGTTGTCAGTGGCAGGCAGTCATCAATAATTATCCATACCACTTTACCAGTGTAAGTTTGCCGTTTCATAAATCCAGCACAAAGGTTTATCTGTGCTTGCCTGCTGCCTGTCGGTGTTATTAGAAATATCATTGCCAAGTATATATTACGTTATTTTCTCCCGTTAGCGGTTTCTCTGGAATAAACTTACCTCCCGGATTTAATGCATGTATCTCATCTTTGCTCATTGCCCCGTCACTACGTTGACCCAAAAAATTACAAGTTATATATCCGCGTAAAGATTTTTTGATTATCTTTTCAGCGTAGATATTTTGGTAACTACGATCAATTTCTGTGAAAGCATAGTTACTTATGCATAGATCATACTGCTCGTCCAACGTAGTTTTAATATTAGTAATCCCAAAGGCATGAAGATATTTCTCAGCAAGTACCAATACATCGGGCAAGTCAACAAGAGTATATGATTGCCATTCTACGATATCGTTTATGATCTTACATTGACCACCATAACCAACCCCAATCTCTACTATCTTCATAGTGTCAAGCCTGCCGAATATATTCATCAGATCAGCAAGTACTTTAATATATCTCAACGTAGTTGGAGAAATCTCAATTTCAATCTCCTTCGTATGATATGTTCTCGGATTACCTACGTGGTCATTTGTTGCAAATTTATTGATATATCGCAATAAATATGGAAAGTCTCTACCAATTTCAGTCAGATATTCCAGCCCCTGAAGGAAAGATACATGCTCAAGGATAGGAGTATAGTCCTGATGACGTTTAAAATTCTTAAATACATCCTCATTTACCACCGCTTTGCGGCATACATTTAAATAAGCATTGTAATCTATCATAATATTATCCAGTTTTTACAGTAAACATCCTTCCAATCATCAGTAACAGCAGGCCCAAACCACTTTTCAGGTGCATATACTATCTTATTTACATTAGTATTCAGGTAAGCACCCCACCAACTAAATGATGAATTGGCAATTATATGATGCTCACATTTTGACATAGTATATAAATCTTCCCAATCTTCTTGTCTTTCAGCAAAAACTAACCGGGGATCCTTTAAGTTTCCCTTGCACCAAGCTATGTCATCAGAGAAAACAAGAATGCAATCAATCCGCGCCTTGCTATCAAGATCAGATAATGCCCTTGTGTAGTAATCCATCGGAAGTACCGGAAGAAATTGAGCCGTATATGGATCAAGATAATCACCCCTTCTAATATGAAGCGAAACGCAATCATTAAATTCGTATTTTCTTACTGCCTTATTGCCAAATAATTCAACGATCTCTTCCTTGTGGTTTGCGAAATACTTCTCACTCTGGAAGAATCCCTGGAGGACCATTCTTTCACGATATGGAATAGGATCAAAATTAAAACGTGGCTCCATGTATCTTATCTGCTCATAGTCTGATCGCTCAACCATGTTATCAGGTAGTTCCTTTAGGTTACGAAATACATTCGTAGTATAGTATCTTGATCCGTGACCCTGATTGATATTTGGGTTGTCCATAAAGAATGAACACTCATCATTATTGTCCAGTGCCAGCGAGTAAGCTGCTGCTATCTGAAACATCTGATTCCCTAATCCACCTTTTAAGTGCGTTGTTATCATATCGTTGCTGTTAATATATCATCGGCCTGAAAGCCATACTCATACGAGAATTTATAATCCTTATTGATCTTTAATATCTCTGATTTAATAATCTCAATATCAAAACCAAACATCCCAAAACAACGAATATCATCTATCAAAATAGTATGAGTCTTAATAGGATGATTGCTTATTATTCTCAATTCACTTATCAGCGGTGACTTGTTTTTTTCTACTGGTTTTGATTCGTGAGCATCCAACCAGAACGTGGTAGGCTCTTTTATCATTGTCAGTAGATCCCCAAGAACCTTACTTGAATCACCATGTATAAGATGAACATTATCACAATTCTTGAATCGATCTACACAACGATTATATAACGTTTTTGATAATTCAATCGAGAATACTGTCTTAAACCCGGCATCTAAGGCATGTTGTATGCCATCACCTACTAACGCACCTGTCTCAATAAAAATATTATTAAGATACTTTTGAAATACTTCTTTTCCTGTTGGCATTACCTGGGATGTGAGTTAAATATATTTTGAACATTATTTATATATGGCTCGTAGTCATTTACTTTCATCTCAATATCTGAGTATGTCACGCTCTGAGTTGCACATATCGGATCAGTGATAAAGCAATTAAATCGTTCCTGTATCTCGACCACATAAAATACATCTATCACCGGCCGATGATCCGTCCCTTCGCAGCTTTTAAAAAATCTTTTATGATTCGTAAGAATATAATCATATACTCTCTGAGAATTAAATATACAAGCATGAGCGCAGTAAGCGCCTTTCATCCTGAAAAGATTATTTGAATACCTCTCTACTGATCTGACATTAGTAGCTCCCAACCAGAGCATATCCCAATCCGCAGGCAGTTGCGACATTGCCATCTCAACCATGCTCCACGGTTGCAATAGAACACAATCATCTTCAAATATCACAAATGGGAATTCTGTTTGTTCTCGTATAGCCTGAAGATGTGAAGCGGTACAACCAAACCACCCGGGATCAGTCTTTATAGCATTGAACCTTTTTACTTCAAAAGGAAAGTTATTCTTACGAAAGTCAACCATCCGCTTTGGACGGCTTTCAAGATTGATTACTGTTGCCTTCATACGCCACCCCTTCCTAATCTGTGAAGTGTACCTCCCCAATGGTGTTTAACATAATGAATACCGTTATACCAGTCATCGTTTTCATTCGGACCGCCAGAGAAGTCATCATGTACCCACTGCTCATCTTGTATTATCATTATGCCCCTTTCGTGCATATAACGCATTGGGGCCATCATTGGCGATTGATAAAGGGAAGGTAAAGGATATTGTAAAGCTATGTTACGATTGATAAGCGCGCATGCAGGGTGAAGATAATTAATCCCTTCGGTGTCATTGTCTTTTCTGTTACCCATATACACAGCTCCTATACCATAACAATCAGGTCTTAGTTTACTCTGTAAGTCTTCAATGAATCCTCCGTTATGAATGATGAGATCATCATCCAGAAGCATTATCTGATCTGTCTCAATATTCTGAATGCCATATGCCATACCCGGGCCATGATGTATGTTATAATCAAAGTGAAAGATTGACACTTTGTATTTATCTGCATATCCTTTTATCTGTTCAAAATGAGCTTGGTCTGATCCGTCAACTACCCAGCAAGGAAGGTCATAGAATCTTCTGAATCCTGAAAGCAACCTATCGAGAAGATCAGGAGTGTTGTAATGTACTGTGAGGACTGTAATCATAATATAATAATATCCGTTGCGTGACAAACATAATACTGAGGTGTTAATATCTTAATGCAATTTTCTAAAGGTAATAAATACTTCTTAATCAGATACCAGTCATGGCCATACTTATTGCCCCATTTTACATTTACATCCCTGCGGTGTGCTATTGAGCTGGTGCCTATCTTACATATTTCCGGTGTAACTTCCCTCACATTTATAATTATTCCATCGACAAGATAGTCATCGTAATAAATCCAGTCGTATTTTTCAGTATCAAAATTATCATTTATTATCGTGAGATGATCCTTTCCGATCTGATCATCATGGTCCAGGTAACATATGATATCACCTTTCGCCATACGTAACCCTGTCTGTCGTACTTTACCTGAATAAGAGGGTTGCTTTTCAATGTACTTAAATCTGAAACGAGGATCATACTCATATGACTCCTTAAATATCTCTTCAGCTCTACGGTTTCCGTCTGATACAATTATAAGTTCTGCATCCCTAAAGTTCTGATTTCCAAATGAATCGCACGCTCTGCGAAATTTATACTCTGCATTAGGCGCGCTTGTTATGACAAATTGATCTGTATCTGGTTCCGGGACTGTCTGGTAAGGATCCAGACAAACAGGCATAATAACTGATATCCTCATACTTCTTTCTCCATGTTTTTAATGATTCGTAAAATTGTAACATCATGTAGCCGGTAATCCTCTGATATAAACCCGACAGCCATATATTTTTTATAACCTTGTTTCCTGTAATAATCATACCTGCAGTATAGTTCAAAATGTCTGATGATCGATGCTGGTAATATACCAAGCTTTACTTGTTCTCGAATCCCTGCCGGGGTTAAAATATTTGTATTTATATATTCAAACTTGGTCATATGTTAGCTCGTACCTCCACTTTATTTTTAGCTGCTATCCTTGCATTTATGTCCTCCACGGTAACTATCGGTGCTGGCATCTTTGCGAAGGCTGCCGCAATATCTGCTGCTGTTAACATATTATCCTGTGGTGCTGCATTAAGTTGTGTCTGTGTTAACTGAGGTTGTGTGACAAATGATGGTGCCACCTGTGATGCGAATGTCCTCTGTGCTGCCGGGGAAGATGATATTGATGTTGACATACCTCTGCCTGAATCACCTGGTAATCCAGATTTAACCTCCATTATTTTTTTCACATTAGCCAGTCCCGTTAATATAGTTGCTGCCATTGCTATATAACTAAACGGGGGAGGATATGTTGCCAGTGCTTTTGTTGCTGCTGCATATGTTGATATGGTTGCCTGTGCCACAGCTGCGGCCTTGCCTATCGCTGTCTGTTCGCCAAAGATAGCAGCAATCGATCCGGCAGCATCAGCCATTATCATCTGTTTACCTTCTGCTGTTAATTCTGCTAACTGTATCTCAGCTTTTGCATATTTCTTTTGAACCTGGAGAACACCTTCGCCAATGTCTTCAGCCGCTTTTATCTCTTCATATTTCTTCTCATTCACTAACTCCTTAAGAGTCATGATCTGCTCTGTCGTTCTGTCTTTTAATGCTTGTAATTCCTGATCTGCCAGTTCCTTTGCAGCCGTAACATCAAACCCGGATAACTTACTTATGTTTCGCTTCTGCTCTTCAAAGAATCTTGTCTCAGCATCGAATATCTTTGCGTAATATCCCTCCAATTCTTTAAATTTTTCCTCATTATTATCCCTTACTAACTGTAATTCTCTGCTTGCATTAGCCTGTTGTGCATCGGTCATCCTTAAAAATCCGAGAATATCCTCACGTCTTAATCCATTCTTACCGGCCAAATAATCAGCTTCTGTATTAAGTTTATCATTGGCAAATTTCTTTTGCATTTCAACCTCTTCAAGACCTATTGCCATAGCCTCAACGAGTGCTTTCCTTCTTTCTTCAGTTGACTTTGTTCTGTCCTGTGCTGTATATTCCAGCTTTGCAATCTTCAACCTGTTCTCTGCTGCCTGTGATACATAATTATTCTCAGAATCTTCTATCCTATCCAATGCATAAACGTAATCATATGCCGCTTTAGTTGCCTCTTTCAACTGATCCCCGATACCTGTAAATGCTTCCTTCATGTCTTCTCCAGCCTTCTTCCATTCCCCTTTGAATATATTTTGTATAGCACTTGTCACAGCGATTAACCTTTGCCTGAATACATCTAATATAGCTTTTAACTGCTCAAATCTGGCAGCTAATGCAGTGGCTCCGCTATCTGTTGACTTGAATGCCTTTACGAGTAGTGCTATTGCCCCGACTATTGCTGTGATGAGTAACACAATAGGATTGGCAAGTAGTACCTTAGTATATCTTGAAATAGCCGTAGCTGCCTGCCCAATCGGTCCCGGGATGGCAGCGAACTTAGCAGCCGATCCCTCAATGGCTTCACTGTAAAGACCAACTGAGGATCTCCCATCACTCTGTGCTTTATCGTATTGAATTATTGCATCCTTAGTAGCCTTGATCTTTTTTGTCTGCTCTACATATAAAGAGTTCAATCGCATCACTCCCTTTGCATCAGTTACGTATGCATTGCCCAACTTGCCTAATGCTTTCTGCTGTAAGCTCAGTACTTCACCCAGCTGCTTCCGACTTCCTGTCTCTGACTTTATTGCTGCCGTGAATACCTGAACTTCCTTTTGTGCATCCCTGTATGTTTTCTCTGCTGCTTTAAGTGCTGCATTATTCTTTTCAACCTCTTCACGCGGAGTGTCTTTCGACATCTGCATGTTGGCCAGCTTTAACTTATCAACTTCCTCTTTAGCCTTCGCGGCAGCCTTTGCATACTGGTCAAGATTACTCTCTACATTAACAAGATATTTCTTTTCTTCTGTCATAATTTTATCAAATCAATTGTGCAGAGTTTCCCTGGCACATAGTTATTAATCTTGTTAACATAAAAATAAGCCTTGTATTGACTTATGTAGATAGGGATATAATGCTTCAACCCTGCCACTTCAAACACTGGAAGATTAAACTTAACCCTCCGAAGGTTTGTCTTCGTGAGTAACCGGGATAGTGAGCTGTAATTGTATATCAGAGTTGAGAACGACACCTCAAGTGAGGATGCTTTCTTTGGACTTGTGATATCTGTCGCGGCTCCCGCGGCAACCGTTGCCCTTATGCCAAATGTCTTTTCATAGGCTGGTGCTGCAATGGAAGGAATATGATCAACATAAACAATCCGTGGATCAATAGTATCATTGGAATCATAAAGAGCGTCATCGATATTATAATTATTAAATGCAATTCTGGAAACATCAACAGAGAATTCAGCAGAGTCAAGTATATTTACCTCATCACACGTTGAAACAGGCAGCTCAACAACATCCTTCTCTGCAGGGAGTGTGTCATCATCAATCTGCATGGATCCCATACCTTGATCTTTAACAACATCCTCGGACTCTTTATATCTTAAATAATTATCTCTGGCATAATCACCATACTTAAATTCAACCTCATCCTCCCTCTCTGATAGGTACGCGGACCAGTCGCGGGCAATAGGTATGTTATCATAAAGCTCCCTGTAATTCCAGAATCTTATCTTACGATCCCTCGGTGTAACATCAGGAATAAGGCCAAACATATTACATACCATCTTTATAAAATCAACCTGAGTAAGTTCTGGAATATTTAAACGCGGAGTGACAGGCGATCCATATGCAATACCCAGCACTTGAATATCCATAATACCAACAGTATACTCAGTGCCTCCGAGCCAGTTACTTGTATATACACTTAGTTCTTCTCCAATAGCTGCAACAGTGTATTCTCCATCCCATACAAACGGCTGAACCAAATAATCCATGTTGCGTGTCATGGTAGCTGCATAAACATCATTTGAATAAATATAAACATTTGCAGGGGTGCTGGTTACGGCCCGGCACATAAATCTTATCTTATACGTTGCAAGATGAGAAGCACTATAATTACCTGAACTACCAAAGAAAGGGGTACCAACAACAGGCCACATATTAACCATCTTATTCGGTGATAATACGAAGTTCTTATATCCATACCAAAAACCCCAATACTTATAAAGAGATGTATCGATCATGCCTATCTTCTTATTTATTATCGGCATGTAAAGCTTATTAAACATCTCATTAGTGAGTATATTACCCTCACATATATACCCTGCATTGCTGATTATCTCATCCCATATAGCTTTTACTTTTATAAAAGGCCATATCCATCCGCCATACATCTCAACCCTATCTCCGTCGTCTGCTCCCGGTAATTGTGATATACCCCCGTCATCAGAAGGCTCACAAAGAGGGTAAACATAATCCAGATCAGCAGCATGTGTCCCGGCCATTGTGGCAACATTCCAGGTATGATTAGTGGAGGCCAAAGTGAGATTAGTTAATCGTAATGGCTCAATTGACTTAAAGAAGTTACTATTGCCTGACATGATCGAAACAAAATAATACTGATCTGTCACCTTGTCAAGTATCATTCGTCCTCCGGTTATCATCTCAACGCTGTCTTGTACCAGCCGGCAGGTTTGATTTTCATATGGGAATGAAGTGTTAATACCAACCTCCCCAGATAGTTCAAACAGGGCTTTCATAGCGCGTGTCTTACGTATCCTGAAAGCTGCTGTGAAATCTGACTGTCTGTCCTGCATCTCTGCAATATCATTGACCTGCTTATTAACCGGGATGACCTCGCTCTCATCAAGATCACAAAGCGTATCACCTAAATATAAAAGGATAGTTTTCTGTAACGTACTTGACGTGTATGGTATCTCTCTGCGGGTAATCTCAAAGTTAAAGATATAAGCGATTGTATCAGCGTTCTTGATAAGATGATCCCCGCGAGTTATCTCAACCTCGTACCACTTACCCCCCTCATATTGTTCTACTTTCTCAGCTATCAAAAGATTTGTGAATCCTCCGATATTAGCTGAAGTAATTCCATTAAGAGTGATATTATATGAGTATCCTGCTTTTAGCTTAGTAGGTCTTTCAATCTTTGAGATCACAGAAAACATCTTTGTCACTTGCGTATCCATTGACTCCGAGCGCATGATCAATTCATAGCCATTCTGAAAGTTAAAGTAATGCCAGCCATTGAACCACCAACGAAGATATACCCCCTCGTCGCATTCGTTAATCAATATGGTGATTGGACCTACTTTCATATCTTAAGCCATTGGTAAAATTTATTGTAGATCATTGACATCAGTATCCCTGCAGAACAGAAAAATAATAATTCAATGATATCAAATTGCTTTGTGATAATAAAATACCAAAAGCATGCCTGCCCGGTGAAGCACATAAAACAACCTCCCAGGGGCTTGTAAAGAAACAATGGTAGTCTGAATATTAACTTCTGATAAAAGTAAAACAGTTTACCCTCTTCCCCTAAAGCGCAGAACATAAAAGCAATCAATGATATTTTAATTATCTCAAACATCTCTTACTAATCTTATATATTGACCTAAACCTTTTGCTCTATCGGCAGAATAAAATCCGGCAAAATTATAAAGAAAATATCTTGATGCTACCTTTGCCGGATCGACTCCCTCGTCTGATCCAAGTAACATTGAACCATCCCCAATATTCAAAAAGGCACCGTCAGTGTCGCGTCTTACCCCACCTGGCAGTAATGTAAATCCAGTTACATTTGTAGCTCCTGTATTGGGAGAATTCCAATGTGTCGTTCCTGCCTCTTTTAAAGGACCACCCGATAAAGCTTCGACTACATTAATCTCATCCGAAAGAGTTTGGAAATCTATATGGGTAGGTACTCTCCATCCCGCTTCTTGCACCCCGCCTCTTTCCAGATAAGCGAACCCACTTACATTGCTTACTGCATACCAATTATATATAGCTCCATAAATGGCTTTATAAGTAGCCTCATCATTATCATAATAACACATCGCACCAATGACATCAGCAACCCAATCACCAGCATCTGTTATCACTGTTATTGGATCACCGTTAGCATACTTCGTTGGCCGATAGTTTTCAACTATCCATTCCTGCGCTCCTATTATAACTGAAGTATAGATATTCCCATCTATGTCTGTTAATATCGGAGAAGCAACTACATCTTTTATTAGTCTTACCGAAAACCAATTTGCTTTCGGAAGTGTGAACGCTCCTATTGCAGCGGAATTATAACCTATTTGGATTGCCCCGGCGCCCCATGAATTAATATCATCCACAGTCCAGAAATCCGTATAACTCTTAATCCCATAATATTCATCAACAGCATTTGCCCATCCTGATCCCAATGCTTTGAAGCCATAAGTATCTACGCCCCCTGTATTCGGATCACTCCAATGATCTGTACCCGCTTCTTTTAATCTTCCCCCTCCATTAGTTATATCACCAATAAAAGCAATCAACGTGTACCATTCTGCGCGCGTAGGAACGTGCCATCCGGGAGGTGCAAAGCCGACTGTTGTAATCTGATACCAAGTATAAAGACCTCCATAGATCGCTCTGTTTGCTTCGTTATTAGCATAAACCTTTGAATTCGGAAAGGTAGATGCAACATTCTTACAAGCCCATACCTGAGTACCAATTGTAATACCACAAGCATCAGGATCAGGAACAGGATCAACAACAGGTATTTCAGCGACCGGGGAATATCCTGTTAAGTATGATATTGCTTTACTGCCTATGATAGCCGTTATCTCTGCTTCATAACCATTGATCTTATTGTCGTATATCTTCATTGACCCTGGCTCAATCCTTACATTTGCCCAGCCATCGACAGTAAGCAGATATACTTCCCGCGTGTGTAATATTGTTTTTATGGCTTGTATCTGAGTATAGATAACCTGCCCTGTACTCATGCGGATAGTTCGTGTGCTGATAGTTCTATACTCTTCCCCTTCTGTTACCATTATCGTTTCACCGGGAAGAAAAAACCAGTAATGCCATCCGTTATACCACCATCTGAGATAATACCCCTTGCATGGCTTTCCTATGAGAACATTTACCAGGCGATAGGCATCTAAGCCCCAACCTGCGCCACATGATTCTATTGTCATATTAATTCTATTTCAAATGTCATCTTATATGCTCCCATTGGAATAGTAGTCTCGTTTATGTTCAGAGAATTGATAAAGCCCTCAAGAGCATCAGCATCAACAGCCGTAACAATATCCCCCCCGAGCTGTGTGTTCATTGAATTATAAATCTTCTGTGTCACCACAAAATGAGATTCAGGAACCACTGCCGATATCTCAGGGATGATAAATGATAGGTCAAATGGCATGCCCCGGAAATAAACCGGTTCGGCAAACGAATTAAGAAACGGTGCATCCTGTACCTCACTTGGAACATACTCATGTAGATTTGATCCCTGCTCCTCACTTCTTACACATTCACCATAGTACCATGTGTTTCCAAATGGAGGTGAGACAATCGGAAGATCATCATCAGCCTCAACCCATCCTTCCTCTGCTCCCCAGGATGTACCCTTGTACCACACCCCGCGATATTCAAATATAAAACTGCCTGACTTGGTAGTCTCTTTCATTATCAGCGATGAGTAGTTGCCTGTCTTACCTAATGCTGTATGTATTCTTAAGATACCTGATACGTCAAGATCAGCATATCCAAATGAGTCAGGTGAAGCGATTACAGTAAGCGCTTCGACAGCTCCATTTATAGTCAGTCGCCCTTCAAAATAGTAATTAGGATAAAGCGTATTGTCATTCATGTACCGGATATCCATGTCAGTAACAAAAACAATATCAGTTGTGATAACTGCCCCGGCAACATTAGTTATCAGACCTGTATGCATTGCCTCATTAGTGAAGTTATATACTGCAATGGCATCACCCGTGGTACCTGGGAAGGCGCCATCTATGTCAAGTGTTATCTCAAGATAACCTGCGTTGTTTGCTGTTGTCAGCACTACCCAATCATTACGAAATAGCCGAAAGTTATTCGGGCTTTCCGTTGCGAGCCAACGATATACGACTGTCGGGTCAACTGTATCAGCACATGCCGGGGTGCTTACAAGTGTTATCATATCACATCCATTGTTATTTTACCAATCAATATCCCAAACTTATCATCTATCTTCTTGATAGTTTTCTTACGCTCAGTATCAAATACATCAACAAATACCTTGCTCTTAAAATGCGCATTGCCATATTTATTGATATACCAGGTCATCCCTTTTGCCTCATTCATCTTACCCTTTGCCGTTGCTGACCGGAACATATTACGCTTCTGCATCCATCGATATATGATCTTAACAAGGCCAGAATCCTTATTGCTTCTGCGCGGTCCACGTCCTTTCTGTAACACGCCAAGCCAGTACGGGACCAAGATACCAGCACCGTCATCCCGTACCTCAACCTCAAACATACGCATGATAGATGGTGATATCTTATTCCCATAATACCCATTGCGCTTGCTGATGTTCTCAATAAGCTCTTCCAGTTCCGGCTTGATCTCTTGCCCTATCATCCAAATACTACAATCAAAACCAATACAATGACACACACTGCAAAGAATACAAATACCAAATTACCTGTTACATCGCTTTTCATCATACTATTATTAAGTTACCTAATTCATCTGTTATAAAATTACCGGCCTCATCAATCAGATATACAACAGCCACACAAGGCGATCTATTTTCATTCCTGAGATATGTTATATCCATAGTCATTGTCCAGCCTATTACATTAGCATCATACTTTGATTCATAAATCTTATTGCATGACACCGGAAGGATAGTCTTAAACGTACCCAGTGAGATGATCCTAACGATTACCTCTTTACAAATATCGAGCAATGCCTGGAGCTTAACTTCATTGTTCCATGCAGCATCTTCCATCTTAACCTGTTGTGATACCTCAATGACAAGCGCGGGGTAATGCTCCATTATTGCATTAGCTCTTACCTCTAACACCAGGCTATCGAGCTGTGTAACCAGTCCTATGATATCATTCTGGTCACTCTGATCAGTGTATAGGTTTGCAAGTTGTGCCTGCTCATAGAGAACCAGAGTACATCCGGAAGTGGTAAGAATCGTTTTAAGTGCTGCTGTTATCATTTTCCATACTTTGGTTTTTGTGATTCGCTCTGTTCTTTGAGTAGTTCAAAATACCTTTCCTGGTAATCTGCTATTGCTTTGGCGTTCATAAACCTTACAAGACATTCGTTATACGGTGTTAACAATACCTCCGGGATACTGATCTTCATAATATCACGAAGGAAGTCGAGTGCATTTAGTTCTGAATATAAGTTGAGCTTGTCTATCCCGGCAGCCTTTTCAACCTTCGAAGGTTCACGGTGTAACAGGGATTCTTCCCTATCTGCCATCTCTGCGGTGAGTGTAATTAGATGCATAGCCACAGGATATAAATATTTTGCTTTGCAAGTTACAACTTTATTTCCAAATAACAACGCGCTTTCCTCATCCCATTTTTTACCAGATACCAATGGATAATAATAACCATCTATCATCCTGATGATTACACCTACATCATTTTTTTCCTCGCGTGCCAGGAACAACCTCTGACCATAACAAATCTTATCAGTGAACTCATCCAACGTTTTAGGAACATCGTAATCCATTAATCGATCAGGGATAGGTAACTGGACAAGCCCCTCTGCAAGTCCTGCATAGGTATCCATGTCACGCATTATATCTCTGAGCGTAAGACTATCAATGTCCTTTATTCGTGTCATTAGCCCTGTTCGTAAGTTGTTTTATCAGTAGTTAACTTGCCCTTCATCCTGTAAAGTTCAAGAATAAACTCCCTTGCATCCTTATCTGACAGGGTTATGTAGGCAAGGTCATTCTCATCTTTGATCTCGACATAAAGTTTTCCACTTGCCAGAACATAAGCTGTTATCTGCTTATCTGATTCGTCACTGAATACTTTTCTTATTGCCATAATATTTGGTTTTAGTTATCCATGCCATTGTTGATGTGATACACCTTTGATAGATTCCATGAAGCGGTAACGTCCTGCATCAATAAGATGGTTGAAGGCATCAATAGGGATACCTGCTTTCTTATCGCTCCATATGTAATTACTTAACTCCTTTGATAGATTATAGCTCGACTCTGTTATGATATGCTCATAATCCTGCATCATCTTGAGGGCCTCAGGAACGGTCCATTTTGCTTTATTAATTGGTGATATGTTATAATACTTACGTAGCTCACTAATCATCCTGGCATCAGCACAATCGGCTGTTATAGCATCATTGCGATTACAGTGCTGCCCAATAAGCAATCGAAGATCCTCAAATGAATTACCCTCTTTATAAATCTTTTCGTCCCAATACATTTTTTTCATCTTATGATCAATAGCTGTCTTGACCAGTGCATCAGGATCATTAAATCCAAAATCCATACCGAAGCCATAAGAGAGTGAGTTATCAAACTCTCCATACCGCCAGTTCATAAAGATAGCGCCCTCCAGCTTACCAAGCTCACCAAGCCCATAAACTTTCCACCAGTTTTCAAATCCCAGCTTATCTTTTTTTGTTAGTATGTTATTGCGTTCCTTTTCCGGGAGCCAGGGATTATCTACGTATGTTGATTTGATAAGTACGTGAGGGAAATTAGGTATAACCTTTTCATGTAGCCAGAACTCCTGATCAGGGTTGAAATCCAAAAAGACTGCTCCCTGTGTTCGAGTGCTTAACTGATCGTAAACCTCGTAAGTTATTTTGCGATTACATTCGTTGATAAAAAGAATATCCCTCCTCGGACCGTGTGCTTTTGCAACATTGCCCTCAATGCCAAAAAACTCAACTGCTGATTTTCCAATGTAATATGTGCTTTCAGATATGTTCTTTATTCTGGCAGGGTTATCGCCAAAGGATTCGACTATCTTATCAAAGTCAGCCATTGCACCCTGCTTTAAATGAGGAAGGGCATAACTGGCAATCGTTATACGTCGTTTTTCTTTCTTTGCAATAAGATACAGCAATTGAAGTATTGAATACGTCTTAGAGCTTCCCTGACCTCCCTGGTTAATTATTAAATGCGCACCCGATTGATACGCATCAAGATTCTTATCAAATATCCCGGAGAGGTTAGCCATTGAGAAACTTTTTTAACTTCTCTGCACTATTGCCGGATATAACATTTATGTTGACTTCTTTCTGTAAAGCCTCGTCGTCACTGGTAACATCTGTTTTCTTTGCAATAACAAAAGGAAATAACTTTGATAAGCATTCAAGATATTTGTACTCATCCTTTTTTTTAATAGCCAATAATGCAGCTTTTATGTTCGGGATCTCATCGAATAGTATCTTATTCAAAATCTCCTTTGCTTCTTTGGTAGTTTTGTTTGGAGTGCCTGATGTTTTGCCTCCCTGTTTTTTATGTCCTTCCTGAAATTTACCCACTATGCTCCACTATATTAGTGCTTCTGAAGTTTTTCACCTATCCAACTGACGAATATTGAAAGCAGCAATAAAGCTACTATTCCACCGATTAAGAGTATTCCTGTTATATCTTGTGCCATTCTGTTTGTTTTAAAAAAGCGGGATCTTATTTTTTCGACCTGCCATTGAAGACCCCGCCCTAACCTAACCCTATGAAAAAAAACTCTATGTAAAATTAAACCTAATTTTTCAATTAAAAAAACTTATTTTCATCTCACTCGTTTTCCGCACCCCTGACAAATAATTTTATCATCAATGTATTTCACCTCAAGCTCCCCGATACATTCACAAAGCCCATCAACCGGTTCGTTTTCTATTGCTGCAATTTCCGCTTCAAATATCTTCATCTGCTTTCTTTTACACCAAATCTTTGATTTAAGATAAGCGATGTAATCTTTCTGTTTTAATTCAAGTTTTGTCATGGCTTCTTTATTTTATTGTCTCGCATTGCTTATAGTTGTTACTGCATTTATCACTACAAAAATATTTTATTTTATCAGGATTATTTTCAGAATCGTAGTCAGAGCCATACCATGATGATTCCTTATTCCAGTTAAACAATTTTCCACAAATATTACACTGATATACTTTTTTTGATGAATCTAAGTCTTCTTTAGTTATATTAAATACAACTTTCATAGCTTATAGTTGTTAATCAAATAAGGATAATAATATTGATAAACTACTTCCCGACAATATCCGTCAATATATAACGTCGTACTGAAATACCCAATTCCATAATAAATTATTGGCGTCATTTCGTTTCTCCTTTCCATTTGTTAAGAACCCAATTCATACAAATTAACGCACATTCTCGAAAATACTCATTTGCATCCATATCATCAATCATAAATGGTTTATAATTATCTAATAAATATTGTTTCAAATCTTCTTTACTCGGCATCCCTTGCTCCCGATGTTCCTGTATAGCTTTAAAAGCTTGTTCTGGGGTAATACATTTTTGTTTATAATCCTGTATTAAGCAGCCTACTGATATTTTACTTATTTTACTAAGTATTTCTTCAGCACTCTTGCCGGATTGCTCAACTTTCCTTTTTATTGTTGCCTTTATTTTCATTTTATCTCTCCTTTCAATCTTTCAAGAATCCAATTTGCAAAACGAGTACAAGTTATGTCAATTAAATAATTAGTAGTAGCGTTTTCACATACACAAAGCTCTTTAATTTTATTCTTTATCTCGTTCTCTGTTGGAATATTTTGTTGACGGGATTCTTGCATTGCCTGTAAAGCTAATTTTCTATAACAGTTATCAATTTCAAATAATGAAGGATGATTTTCTATTAATTTATTAAGTATTTCTTCATCACTCTTGCCGGATTGCTTGCTGTCGGAAGGCTGAATTAATTTATCAATAGCAAATACAACTTTATTATGAAACGACATTTCTCTTTCGGGAGCATAACTTAATAAACCACTTTCAATAATTGTCTGTTTTAGACTCCTTAATTCAGCTTCAATTGCATTGGTATCGTCTTCCTTCTCCAATTCGTCTATCTCATTTCTTAATCTCAATCCCTGTTCTCCTCTGGTTGATCTCCATCCATGAGTATGTGCTAATACCGCAAGTTCATCAAGTTCTTCACCAAGCAACTTAATGTACTCTTTCAACTTCTTTTCACGTTCTGTTTTCATAACTTGTCTTTTATATTGTCGTTCCAATCTTTATGAATCTCAATAAGATGATGCTCTTTTGTAAAATCTATATGCCTGTCTTCTCCTTCGCCAGTATATAAATAATACATGGGAGAATATGATGTGGCTATATGTGAATTTAGTGAAAGCCAAAAAATAAACTTCTCCATATTAGAGGCTATCTCTTTTGCAATACTAACCAATGGCTTTTTAACTGATACATCTGATTTAGCATAGTAAATGCTATTTTGTAATATTTTCAATATTTCTTCTTCCATCTCTTTATCTTTTAATTACTGTAAATCAGCACATTGTTGAATACTAAAAAAAGAATTAATGTTTTCATAGTAATTTTTTATATCGTAGTACTTTTATTGCATCATGTGGATTTTCAAAACCCAACCCTTTTAATCTTTCTATTTCTTTTTTTGCAATTGTAAGTGATGGGAATGGCTCATTAATATCAACTTTATGGCAACTTGCATTTATAACTCCCATTAAATAAGCTGCATCAATATCTGCATCAGTCCAGTTTTTCATCTCTTTATCTTTTAAAATTCCTCAACTTTAGGAGGTTCCTTTAATTCATAAATTGGATAAATACCTCGTACCATATCACCTTCTGGATATGTCGTTAGTATAGACATTAATTTTCGATGACCACAAACAGAGCATTGAATATATGTCTTTTTACCCGCAAATCCCATATCTTTTATAACATGTTCATATTGATTAATTGCCCCGCATTGAGAACATTTTTTGTCTGGTATTGGTAATTGTATATACATCTCTTTATCTTTATAATTCACTGTACGGTTTAATATGTAACTTAAATTCCTTACATACTTTAATACAAACACACACAATGAGTTTTGGATTATCACATGTTATAAGTTCATCAAACTCATTAAACCATTGACAGTCTTCTTTTTTTCTTCGCTTTATTGTTT